GGTCAGTGATCATACGCTTCAGTGCGTCTCTGTCATCCTTACTTAGATATTCTTTACACACATCATCCACCAATACAGATGACAATGCGTCCCATGTCTCACACCCATGATGGGCGTACTTGTGTTTGAAAATGTCTTCGCTAAACTTAGAGCGAAACATTGGGTTCTCATTAGATCGAAATTGTGGCATAGGTTTATCCCCCTTTAGTTATCGTATTCCATTTCCAATATGAGTTGGGCGTAGTGGATAGCCTTCTCTATGTCTTTCCTGCCTTCTCCTTTGGTGCGATGGCGAGTGATGTATTTTATCACATTGCCCTCTAGATAGTCAAGCCCATTGGCATGAATATATTCTACTGGTTGTATCTTGCATCCCTTGTAATGCTGTCCTCCAACTTGTTGCTTCAATGCTCTATCTTCTTTTGTACGCCTCATGTAATAAGAATAGTTTCCCTCTTGTATAGGATAGTTTGCATGGTCATAGGAAAGAGTTAATTTTTCTTCTAATTTCATTAGCGTTCTCCGATGTTACAGTTTTAATAGCAAAGCTTCTTACTACTTTAGGTTCTAATCCAGCAAGCTCACATGTTGCTTCAAAGTTTTCACAGGTTACTCCAATAGAACAGAAGACCCATGCGCTTGCCTGATCACGATGCAGCACTGTCTCTAAACTTTCAGTGGGTTCTTTAGGTTTGGATAGGTCTAACAAAGCCTGAAGGATTATGGCAAGATGTAATGTCTTGTCTGAATCTTTTTCAGTTAGATCGTACAGTGTACCGAAGTCAGGAATATCATTCATCTTCAGGCCACTCTTGTACCGGACGATAGTACTTACCACCTACATAGTTATTGTAATATGCAGGTTCGTCTGTTCCTTCTAGCTTTGCTGTAAGAACTTTGTAGATCATCTGAAAATAACACTCATAGTACCGGAGGCTCCTCTTGTTTTTATACTCACCAATAACTTGGAAGCGAAAGTTTTTCTTACCAAGTTTCTTGATATCTTCATTAAGATATTTACTAGAGCCTGTATAGATACGCCAGTTTGATTCTACTTTCTTACCCTTACGTGTAACATAGTATTGCTTACAACCTATGTAGGCTTTCTTAGTCTTCTTATTTGTAATGCGATAGACAAACCCAAAGCTATTTTTAGTATCAAAGTCTTTTTCATATTCCCAATGCATTAGAAGTTAGTTACTTCTTCAACATCAGGCTGCTTTGCTACCTGCGTAAGATACCTCTTACCCTGCGAATACTTAAATGCACGTAGACCTTGACCACCATTAGCATCCGACCAACAGTCTCTCTTATGCTCGCAATAAACACAACCAACAGCAAGCTTACGGTTGCCAGACTTACCATCAGGTAAATCGGAATAGCACTTATCAGGTACGCTACTGTCAGCAACCACATTTTTAAGATGCTTAATTCTTTCTTTAGCATTGATCATATCCATACTGTGCAGTTGAGAAAGACATACCTCACCAGTAGACTTGTTGATGGCAAGGAAGGCAGCACGATCCAGACCATTAGCTGCTGCATAGGCAGACACCTGTGCAACATAACCAAACGGATCGTCCTCTGTTAGTTTATTATACTTAAACTTATCAAACCCCATACCACTGGCGGACTTAACATCAACAAGTACACCATCAATAATAGAATCCTGATGTCCTACCACACCCTCAAGCGTAACCTCTTTCTGTTGATCTGTAACCTCATGTCCTGCGACTGTAGCACAGAGCAGCAGAAGCTCCTCAAGAATATATCCATAAAGAAACTTAATCCTTGTAGATGGTGGCAGTGTCTCTGGTGTTAGCTTCTTGTTGACATCGTACCAAAGCTTTCTATCAGGCTTACCAATAGCAGACAAACGTAGGTTGCCACGATCTCTTGGCACTTCATAGAGAAAACTTTTAAGGTGTACCTTCAGCATCTCTCCAAAGGTATCAATATGTTTATCTACCTCTGCCTCATCCATATCAATAGGTGTTAGATTAAACAGATCATAGATATCTTCTACAAGAGTTTCTATTGTTTTCATTATATAAGAAGGGGAGTGCTGACCACTACTGCAACACTCCCCCATGCCTCCTTATGTTATATTAGAAAGGTACTGCTTCCGATACAGCTTCTTGTACATAGCCACCATCAACAGGGGCGAAGTCTTCATTACCATCTTTATACTCAATGAAGTCCACAACCTGTACGGCTGCAAGGTCAGACGATACTCCTGACTTGCCAGCATAATTCCAATCATAAGGAATTGCTTTTACATTTACTACGCTACCATTAGCAATTTTCTTTCCATCCCACAGGTTATTCTGTGAATCTTTGACGATGGGTGCCTGACGCTCAGTCCCATCCTTACGCATAACCTTACGCTTAATAGTAACAAAGTCACCACGTTCATCTCCCTTGTTAGCAATAGGAAGATTAGCAGCTTCGATGGTTGCACGGTTGTCATCGTTAACCTCAACCTGAATGCTCCACACCGGATCGAACTTAACGTTCGGCTCAGTGATAGAAGCATAGTGGCACTTACCAGAAATGTAAATCGGATCGTTCATAAATAGTCTCCTTTAAAACGCTGCGCTATTGCAGCCATGATTGGGGATCATTCCCCGTTGAGTTGTCTACTACTAACTAAACAACGAGTGCATTATAGCACATCGTATATTGGGATGTCAACATATTAATGTGTCTCTGCCCAATTATTTCCAACCTTGAAGTCTGAGTCAAGGTCACATTTAAAGTTTAGTATTTCCTGTGTCGTATACATAGCCTCCTTTGTTATCTTGGTAAAGCTTTCTATGTCTGGCTTGGCTACCTCAAACTGATACTCATCGTGTACTGAGGCAACAAGCTTGGCATCAAGGCCATGCTCCCAGATCATTCTGTCCATCTCAACAAGCCAACGCTTGCATACCACTGCACCGGCACCTTGAAGTAGAGTATTAAGTGCAGCATGTTCGTGCCTGATGTGTAGCATACGTCCATCAAGACCACGTATCAAACCCTTTGAAGCTACTGCACCTATATCTTTACGTAGCTTGTTAAGTGCTGGCATATTCTTCAGAAACTTTCCGATAAGTTTCTGTCCATCAGAAGAGTTACCACCAACTACACTACCAATCTTAGCAGGGCCAGCCCCGTATAAAAATGCATAGATGAATGTCTTGGCTTGGTCACGGTTGCTTAGACCTGCTGCCTTCATGTTAGCTGTATGAACATCACCTGTCAGTACCTCATTGGTAAACTTGACATCGTTCATGTAGTGAGCAAGACATCTAAGCTCAAGACCACTGGCATCAGTACCGACTAGCTGGTGCGTCTCTGGATTAGATACTGTCCATAGTTCTCTACACTCCTTTCCATATGGGCTGTACACTGCCGGAACCTGTGCCATGTTTGGGCCGTGGTGTGCCATCCTGCCGGTGATAGTCTTCAGGGTAAGCACCCTGCCATGCACTCGTTCCTGTTCGCTACATGCCTGTATCCACGCCTTCAGTAGGCCGGTACGTTTCTGTAGTAGGAAGTAACGAGAGAACATCTTAGCCTCTGGCATATCAATCGTATCCAGCACTGCTTCATTGACAATCACATTGCCCTTGTCTGTTTTCTTTTTAGGCTTCCATCCCTTCTTCATCAGACGTTCAGCAATCTGCTTACGACTTGCTATATTAAAAGGTATTTCTTTTGTCTTTGTCTTTAGCTCTAGGATGGTAGGTGGAAACATATCGTGAGCCTTCTCTTCAAGAGAGTACAACTCATCCATAAGTTTAGCTTCCAGTGTCATGCCCCTCATCAGGTCAAAGGCAAAGCCGTTGCTCTGTTGTTTGTCTACGATGCTACGAACCTTTCGTTCCAGATCGTATGATTCATCAGAGAACTTCTTACCTTCTTCCTGTAGGTAGTCATACGTCTCCATCGTTACAGCCGTGTCTGTGTAACAGTACTTCAACATCTCTTCATTGAAGTGGGAGAAGTCATGGTAGTCACCCTTCTTGTGGTTAAAGAAGTTACCCCATGACTCAAGGGAGTGACCACCATCACGTATAGGATTATATAACTGAGACTTAATAAGTGTATCATCAATTTGATCTATCTTAATATCAGAACCAGTAAACTTATTAAGTAAGGGAGCGTCGAAGCTGATACCATTGTGCATAATAAAGGTATCTATTTTCTTCGACCACTCCCTGAAGTCACGGCATCCATCTCCTATCCAGTGCCGTGTCTGTCCTGTTTCTTTGCTCCTTGCTACAATACAATGTATCTTAGTTGCATTGATAGCATCTGTTTCTATATCAACTACTGCTCTCATTTGTCATGTCCACTAAGTATGCATCTTCTACGGGAATGTGAAAGAATTTTTCTCCCTTTCTTATCTTATAGTTAGAGGCTTCTTTAACTTCACACTCTAACAATGTGTTACCATCTACGTGCCATGCCATAGTGCAGTCATGGTTGAAGACCACAAAAGTAAGTAGGTCATTGTAACATTCCTTCTTCCACTTGTCAAGAAGTCTCTGCTTACGATGAGGGATACGTAACTCTTTCCAACTATCGGGCCATTCATTATCCTTCCAAGAATATTTCACCTCCACTTCATAGAGATGCCTTGGAAGGTCTGGACCTACTGTTGAAACTATATCAAAGTAAGTTGTTTCATTAGTATCTATGTTAGTATGATCTTTATTTTCTAACCAAGATACCATAGCTTTTTTAGCAGCCTTGTCAGCAATCTCATACAGAGTTCTGTCAAACTTTTTCCTTACCTCACTCATCACCGTCCTCCACAAAGGGGTTGTCGATCTGTGTCATGCGTCCTGTATCACCATCATAGTGAAGATGACAAGCCACACCAGTGTCACCTGTGTACCTGTTCTTCAGGACACGGATAGATGTAGTGTTAGCTTCGATAGGATCGTCTGCCTGTTGGTTACGCTCCAGTGCAATCACTGCATCA